TCACCACCCTTCAGCCTATCCTCCAGATTTCTTTCAAGGATTCCGCGGATGATTCGTCCGGTCGTGCGTTCCGTACAGAAAATCAGCCGCAAATCATACCGTTCGCAAAAAGCGAAGACGGACCCGGCCAGGCTCTTCGGCGCCATCATGGATTTATATCTGTGGTCGTATATGTATTCCCAGCTTCCGCCCTCAATTAGCAGCCACATCTGGCCCCCAGATTCGGCAGCGCGTTGGAACTCTCGCTCAAAACGGTCCCGGCCAGCTCCGAAGCAAGTAGCCAATTCGTCCAGGTTCATCTTTCGCTCTATGGCCACCGTGGGCCGGATCCTGCCGGAAGTGTCGTAGATTTTCCGGCCGTCCGGGAGCAAGGCGTTATAACTGTAATCCCCATAGTCCAAAACGCACCGCTCTACCGGAAGCCCGATGGAGGCGTACCTCCACCGGGCGCGGTCTGTGTCCTGCTCTCGACTGTCCACCAGTACAGTCATGGAGCTGAGGACGGATCTAATGTCTTTCGGGCGCATCAGAACGGCAAATCGTCGTCATGGACAACGGTATACCCGTCTGGCGTGCTGTTGGTGGAAGGTTCAGCAGAACCGCCGGGGAGGAGCTGATCCTTTGGCAGTTTGTACTTGCCGGTCCGGATCTTCTCCACGCTGCACACCTGGGCGAGGTTGGTACTTTTCCCACGACGGCCGTCGTTGGTCTTCCACTCGCGAAGATTGAACAGCCCGCCGATCATCAGCCCCTTGAACTTCTTTTCATCCCAGTCAAAATGATAACCATCATTAGAGGCTTCAAGGGCTTCCGTAAAGGTTTTGAATCTGCGCTTTGTCCAGCCGTCCTTCTCGCTGCCATCATCCAGCGGAACATTCAGCAGATAGTTGCAATGCCAGACCCTGTCACGCTGGCTTCCGTCCTGGGCGCGATAATCATCCGCGAAAAAGTCCTTGTACTGGCCCTCGGCAATATCCATGCTGACCTGGACATACTGGCCGATCCTGTTTTCCTTCACCTCTGCGCCCATGATCCGCATCACATAGCCGCCAACGGGCAGCTGCGGCCGATCCTGATATCCCTGCACCTTGTCGAAATCACCGAAACGATTGATAGCCATTGTTTAATCCTCCCTTTATTAATATTCAAAGTGCGCTGCCCTGGCCATTGCGTAGGCCCGGCGCGTTTTTACCTCATCCATCTCGGCCCAGTATGAGCCGTCGGCTCCGAAAAGCCCCCATCCTCCGTTCTTGCCAGCTCCAAGCACAGCACCGAAATAGTCACCATCAACGGTCTGAAAATTGTAGTAGGGGAGCCGGAACTCATTGTCTATCCCGTTACATATATCCATCAGCTCCTGCGGGATGTTACCAACAATGTAAATCGGATAGTGTTGAGAAAAAGCTTCGATCTTCAGCGCGTCATCCGACTGCATATTTCCTTTGACCTCCACAAAGAGCTGCTTAGGGCACCGGATGCTCCCGCCCATCAGAACGAAGTCCGGCAGATACCTGATAGAAAACCCCTGTTCAATCTGAATGTCATATCCTTCGGTTTCATACCTCCAATCGATGCCAAGCTGATCAAAGATAATCGCCCAGCGAGCCTCAAGACGGCTCCGGAAGCTTATCCCCTTATAAAAAGTTGGAATTGCTCTGATATCAGTTGCCAATAATAATCACCTCTAATCAGTTACTTTTATAATATTCACGGATTTTCTCATCTACAGCCTTAAGGTCGTTCTCGATCTTCTCACCGTCGAACATCTCCTCCGGGCTTTTTGTGATATCGCTCCCGTCTGTCTGTGTCCGGAAGAAATGCTCTTTTCCCAGCGTCACGCAGCGGAGAACTATCGCACTCATGCCCTCAATACAGACCTTGTCGTTCAGCAGTTTCCCAATTGTCCGGAGCCTGGTATCTCCATAATCGTTGGTCTCCTCGTGGAGAATGACATAAACATTCACATCCTCCGGCAGATCCTTAATAGCCCTGATCAGCCGCCAGAAGCTGTCCGCGATGTCGTTGTACAGGTCGAAGCTGCTGGACCCCTTCTTCGGTTGACTATGGCCCGCCATGAACTGACTGGTCATCAGATATCCGGCGTCATCGATTACCGCGGTTTTGCATGGCATCCTCTGGAGGCCGGCGATAATCGTGTCAACGCTGTCAGTCACGCTGACGTATTTGAACTTATTCCGGAACGGCAGTTCTTTGCCGACAACATTAACCAGGAAGATTTCATCTTCTTCGAAGTTCTTCAAGCTCCGGCTTTTCCCGCTGCCGCTCTTCCCATAGAGCAGAATGAACCGTCCCATTACTTAATCACCACACTCTCAGTAGCTTCCAGATAGGCTCCGGGGATCTCCGCGCCGTCTTTGATCGCGGCCTTGACGGCGTCCTTCCGGATCTCCGGCAGCTGGTAGCGAAGCAGCTCCTCCGGCTCCGCGTAATGCGATTCGATATAATTCACCACAGACTGCTCATCGGTAACGGCCAGCCGGGTGTTATGGGTATAGCTGACGCGGACTCTTGCGCTCTTGAAGATCTCGCCCTCCAGCGCCTCACCCAACCAGGCTTTCAACCGATCAGCTTTATTCTCCGCGGCTTTCTTCCGGGCCGTCAGGGCCTTGATCTCGTTTCCAATGGCCTCCGCCTCGGCTTTCAGGTCCTTCACCCAGAGAGCCACGTTTTCCAACTTCTTCTCCCGCTCCATCTGCAGGGCGGTCAGCGCTTCTGGGTTGATAATCTCGCCGGTTTCCGGATCCACACAGGCCAGAATCGCATCATCAATCTCATACAGTGTCATTATTTATCTCCTCTCTGCCACTTAGGGCACCATGACGGACAGATCCGCGTGTTCAGCCGGTCCAGCAGTTCACGCTTGGCCCAGTTCAGCTTTAATCCATACTGCACAGCGATAAACTTCCCGCCTTTGGACAGGGCCGTGCAGTAAGCCTCCCACCCTCCGGCATCCCGTTGCATCCTCAGACGGCAAAACTCGCAGCCGTCACAGGTCGGTCGTTCATTCAAAATCATGATGTCCGCCTCCTATATCCCACATGATCCTCATGCCGCTCCTGGAGCGCCGGCTGTTCGATCCGGATATCATAGGCAATCTTTTTCCCGTCGCTCATCTCGACCCAAATTGTGTCGGGATATCGCCCATCATCCGCCCAGTGCGCTCCAACATTCGGCAGCGGCATACACCTTTTAACCATCCTGACCGCCTCCGATCTGCTGATATCCGGCCCCGGTCCACTCGATGCACTGGTTAGCGAAGGGAATGGAGTTCTGGAGGGCTTCCTGCTGTTCTTCACGTTCCCGCTGCCAGATCAGCGCCCCAAGGGCGATATCACCCAGCACCAGGACAACGGCCAGGGCTGTTAAAAGCCGGTCTTTTATGCTATAATTCTTCATGGTTTTAATCCTTTCTGGCCCTGGAGCAGCTGCAACTGCTCCGGGCTTTTCTTTTCCTTCGTCTGATTTTGGCTTCCCGCTCTTCCGCGGCGAACTGCTCGGTTGTCTTGTAAAACGGACAATCCCGCTCGCCGAAGCTGGTGCTTCTTAAAAGCTTGCAGCTGTCGCGCCACCGTGCGAAGCAGTCTGGATAATCCCCCAGGCATGACGGCAAGGTTTCTCTCATTTGCTATCAGCCTGCTTTTTCTCAAGCGCGATCTGTTCATCCACATCGGCTACCATGCAGAGGATACCCTGGATAACATTGATCTTTGCTTCCGCGGTCAGGCTGTCCCAATCATTGAGAACCATGGAGATGTTATTCAGCGCCGCCAGCTGAATGTTAACCAGAATCTCGTCATTGCTCGCATAATTCCACTTTGTCATTGCTTTTTCCCTCACTTTCTCTCGCTTTTCTCAGTCTGGTTTTTTCGTCTAACAATTCCTGGTGTTCTGCCTTGAAGCGGACAACAGTCCGGTACAAGTTGCGCTCGAAGGATAATGACAAGCCGTTTTGCATGTGTCCTCCATCCTGCGTCCTCAGACGCATCACCTTTCGTGAAAAACCACCGCGTAGCTTACGTTTTTTCACCTTCGCCCTCTTCTGTGGGTTCTTGGTCATCCTTCGGCCTGTGTCCCATTCTGTACGGCCACAGAGGGCATTTTTCGTCAATACAGAGGCGTACCTCTTGGGCCTGTTGTGCCACACAGTCGAGACATTTTGCGCGGATGGCCCGCATGGGTGTCAGTTTCATTGATTTCCCCTCTTTCTTAATTTGCTGAATTTAATTCAGCTTCCGAGGCAAAAAAAATTGCTTCGCGCTGATTGTTTTCAAGGTGAAGTATATTGCTGAGTTTATCTATCTCACTTGCAGTAAACTCACTTTCATTTTCAATCTTTGCGCGAAGTGTAGCGTAGGACTTGATTCCCATTTGCGCTAAGATAGCGCTTCTCAGAAGGCCAGAGTCCTGGATAGCCTTCAGAAGAAGTTCCGTGTTCGTCATGAAGCGTTCCTCCTTTCTGCTGAATTTGATTCACCTCCGAAAATATACACCTTTGCTGAATGATTGTCAACATATTTCAAAAATTTTGTTGAAAAATTTTCAGCAAAGTGATATTCTTGTCTTGGAGGGATGAAAGATGACAATGTATGATAGGATTCGGGAGCTTCGGACAACCGCTGGAATGACTCAAGATGAGTTGGCCCGTGCTATGGGATATAAAGATCGTTCCATGATTACTAAAATCGAAGCGGGGAAAGTTGATATTTCTCAGAAGAAAATCAACGCTTTTGCTAAGGTACTGAATACAACACCTGCATATTTGATGGGTTGGACTGAAGGCCCCAAAATGGAGTCTATCACTTCTATTTCAATGCCATTCCATCCGGATGTAATGGAAGCGATAGAGTCTGCCATTCAGGAAAAAGAAACACAGCGCCAGATCCGCGACCGTGAACGTCAGGACGAACTAAAGTTGATAAAGATTTTCGACTCCCTCACTTCAGAAGGAAAGCAGTATTTGTTGCAACAGGCCGACATCGCAAAGAAGATGTTCGGGACGAAATAGGAGGTGAACGAATGAACGCCGTCATCTATGCCCGCTTCAGCTCCTCCGCCCAGCGTGAAGCCTCCATTGAACAGCAAATCAACGTCTGCATGGCCTTTGCAGAACGAGAGGGCTACAACGTACTCCAGACCTATGCAGATCGCGCCCTGACGGGCCGGACAGATCGCCGCCCACAATTCCTCCAGATGATTAAGGACGCGCGGAAGGGCCGTTTTTGTGCCATTATCGTGTATGCCCTGGACCGCTTCTCCCGTGACAAATACGACAGCGCCAGATACAAGCACGAACTCAGGCAGAATGGTGTTCGTGTCGTGTCTGCCACCGAACCGATCAGCGACAATCCGTCCGGCATCCTGATCGAGTCCGTCTTTGAGGGCCTCGCTCAATACTATTCCGCGGAGCTGGCCCAGAAGATCCGGCGCGGTTATGAGGATAACGCGAAAAAGTGCCTGGCGTCCGGATCTGTCCCGTTCGGCTTCCGGCGGTCAGCTGACGGCCATTATGAGATCATGCCGGAAGAAGCTGAGATCGTCCGGGAGATTTTCCGTCGTGTTGGATCCGGCGAAACCTATGCTGACATCTGCCGGGACCTTAACGCCAGAGGCATCAAAACCCGGCACGGCTCCGCGTGGAATCGGTCATCATTTAATACACTTCTAAGCAATCAGCGGTATATCGGCACCTTCATCTCAAAATACCACATCCAGGAAGACGCCATCCCTCAGATCGTGGATAAAGACCTTTTCTATAAGGTACAAACAATCAGCCATACAAAGACCGGTCCGCGCCGGACGCCAAATGGCTATTATTCCCTGACCGGAAAACTGTTCTGCGGTCTCTGCGGTGATACGATGACCGGAACCAGCGGCACCTCCAAAAGCGGGAAACTGTGTTTCTATTACACTTGCCACGGCCACCGTGCGCACAAATGCGATCAGCGCAGCCGTCCCCGTGATCAGCTGGAGGATACGATCTGCCGGGCCATTTGGGACGATGTGCTGTCGGATGACTCAATCAGGTGGATGGCCCATCAGACGATCCTTGATCAGGATAAGCTCCGCGCTGATTCTGATCTGGAAATCGTACGTCTTTCGCTCGCAGAGGTTCAGACTCAGAAGGCCAACATCCTAAACGCCATTAAAGCTGGCATTTTCACAAATACCACAAAAGACGAACTGCTGCGGCTTGAAAGAGAAGAGGCAGACTTAACCGAAAAGGTGAAAGAAGGGGAGAAGCTGCTGGACGATCAGCCGACAGAGGACGATATCATCAGCTTCCTTGAGCTTTTCAGAGAAGGATACACGGATCCAGAATTCACCCGTTCCGGCCTGCTGGATGCGTTTGTTACGCGGGCGGAGGTATATGAAAACAAAATCCTTGTGTATTTCCGCATAAAAAAAGAAGATCGACAAAAATATGCCGATCTTCCATCCGTACCAGACGAGTGTTCGCTTAGTACGGTCAAGTGGACTTGCGGAAACTCTAAACGAA